CGGGGTATTTAACGATACCCCTTTCTTAACCAAATTACAAGGAATTAAATATGCAAGTTCAATTTTCAGAAGTTCAAATTGGTGATAAATTCACAGACCAAGGTAAGCAATTCGTTAAGACCGAAGCAGATACCGCAGAATTACTACATTTTGATGGTAAGGTCAATATCTTTACCCTAGACCACATCGTAGAGGTGGACTAATGGCACTAACAAACAAAGAATATCTTGAAACAAAAGGTAGTAAATGTCCAATCTGTTCAAGCACACACATCGAAGCTAGTCAAGTTGAGTTTGATGGAAATACATTGGCACAGGAGGTACAATGCCTTGATTGTGGCGCTGGGTGGGATGATGTATATGCCACTGCCTTACAAGGTTATGAAAACCTTGAGGACGGCAACTAATGGCGATTATTAAGCGTATTCCGTGGCGAGTGTTCGACCCACGAACAAATCAATTGATTGACGTTGTATATTTTCCACGTTCTTTCGATGCAAAATCAATAAAGCGTTCACTAATTTTGAACTATGGTTACAGTGGTACATTTGAAGTAGAACCAAAATAAATTGACAATTGTAACCATTGGTTTATAATGGTTACATCTTAAAACGGAGATTAAAAAATGACACCGAATGTAATTGTTGCTGATATTGCACAATCTGTACTAGGTATTGAAACCTTGGAAACCCGTAATAGTGATAGCCTAGACTTCCACAATTGTTCAGTATGGGGTATAAAACGTGCATTGTTGTCAGCATATCAAGCTGGTCAACAAAATGCCGTTATAACTGTTAAACCATTTGACACCGAGAAAGCATTATGATTGATTATGATGACAGTGATGATATTGACGAAACATCAGAACAACTACCAGAAATTAAGCCAAGCGGTAAGCAATTAAAAGCTTGGAAAGTTTTTCTTGACTATTCATTGATTGATACGGTATATTATGCTGATGATATGGATGAAAAGCAAGTCCGTAGACAATTGATAGCCGTTGATGGTTATCCCCGTGAAATCACGGTTGAGGTAGAATAATGAGTATCTGGTGGAATGTTGTTGCAATTGTTGTATCTGCTTTCGTTTTATACATCTATAAAGATGAAGAAAACGAAAGCAGATACAACAACTATTGCAATCAACACACTATCAATTACCGTAAATGTGGTATTGTTAGTAGGGTTATTTTTCAATTTGGTGGTCGCATGATGTATTACATGATTGGATTGTTTATCATTGGTTTTTTAATTGGACAATGGATAAGGGGTTAAAAATGTTTCAAGTGTACATTGAAGGCACAACCAGTTTATTTCCATTTTTAAAGATGGCAAAAGAATTTGCAAAGGCATCTGGATTGTGGTATTACATAGCGGATGGTTTTGAGATCATCTATACCCAAGATGATGAAATCTTAGAAGGATTACAGGAATGAAAAACCATGAAGAACTTTTTAAGGCATTACTAGATCGTGAAGAATTGGTCAATAAATTTAATGGTAAAACATTAAAATTAGATAGCAATGGTGATGCTGTATTGATTAGTAAGAACTGGCATAATTTTAACCCGTCTGAATGGGTGATAAATAAGCCGGAGGAAGAACAGGGTGCAAAAACCAACAGTAAAAATAAAGATTGACAAAAGTGTATGGGTATGCGAAGATACCAATGGCTTACAAGGAAAAGGCAAGACACCACAACAAGCGTGGTATGATTACAAGAAAAAACTAATTGACAATGTTATTAAGGATGTGTATAATTATGAAACAAGTATTGGATAACATTGTAACAATATCAATTATTGCATTTGCGGCATTATTGCTTATATACGGTAATGATGAAGGAATTAAAGAAATCCACGATAAAGTTACAGTTATCGTACCAAAAAACGAAGTAGTGATTGATGAGCCAGTGGAAGATAAGAAACCACCAATGTACGTCATTCAACCAGTAAAATCAATTTAGGAAATTTTAATGACTAATATCCCAGAGGACAGTATGCTAAGAAGACACTATTTAACTGAGTTAAAAGCTAAACAAACCGCGAATTTTGAAGGCTTTATGAAAGCCACTGAAAGAGTATTAACACCAGACAGCGAAGTGCATTACTACCCATTTTGGAGCAATGCAGTATTGTTGCCTTTAATCGGCTTTGTGTTTATGATGTGTGTGGTTTTTCTATGATGAAAGCATGGGAAACCGTTAAGGTTATCATTGCCCATTTATCGCCTATTGCTATGACAATGGCATTTTTAATTGTTCTTTATAGTATCTTACAATGATGGAAAAGCTAAGAGAATTTTTAGAAAATGCGGTGATTGTTATTGTTATGACATTAGTAACAGTTGCAATTGTTTCAATTGCATATAACTTTTTATTAAAAAGTTCTTGACATAGCTTGGTTGTGGTGCGATAATAGCACCATCTTAAATAGCTAGGATATACCGATGGACACACAAGCGGTTGAACAATTTTACAATCATTATCATAAACTTGTTAAGACTCGTCCTAACTTGTATCATAATGGTAAAGATGTAATAACAATGGTACTGCCATTGGAGTTAATAGAATATGCAAATTCAGCTTCCGGTAATTCTGGACAAAGTACAGGTGCTAGACCAGTGGGGATTCGTGTAGTCGTTAGCGATGCACCGGAAGCGATTAAAGAAATCTTTCAATCGCCTGAATCATTGGCGATCTTTATTGCATCATCTGAATGTGATGCAATAAAGATGCCAACCGGATCAGCGGCTAAATTAAAGCCAGCTAAGATACTTATGGCTAATCCAGAGTTCTGGAATCGCTATGATAAAAATGTCATGGCAGACTTGAAAAGAAAATTTGATTATGATAAACTGAAAGCTGGTTATCAATCAATGACAATTGATGAATTTGAGCAAGCATTTGGATTAAAACAAATTGCTTGACATTATACCTAACACTGGTATAATGGAAGAATAAGTTGGTAGAGCAAAACCTACCAAGTTATATCAGGTAAAGCAATGCCTGATCAACAAGTGCGGACACACTTGTTAAAGTCTAATAGTTACTTAGACTGGTTTTTAAATGAAATACTGTTAGAAAGTTGTTACAATCAATAGCATATAAGTAGATTGACCTAAGCCATGTCGGGTAAGAGCATGGCATTCAATATAACCATTGATGACAGTGATTATATTGAATAGAATTTTTCTATTTTTCTATTCATATACTATAAAACTCCTAAGCCATGTCGGGTAAGAGCATGGTATTAGTAATAACACGCCTATCGTAGAAGCGCAACCCTGTTATTGATTAACCCTGTCAAGCCTCTATTTAATATGCTCAAACTGACAGGGTTAAAAATAAAGATTGACACCGTAGTAAAATGTAGTATAATAAATAACATATAAACAATGGGTCGGTAGTTGAATTGGTTACAACACCAAGCTCATAACTTGCGAGATTGTGGGATCGTACCCCACCCGACCCACCATTGTTTATTTCATATCATAATCATCAACTAATTTAACTAATTCCTCATAGGTAATAGATGAATTGGTTTTCTTTTTATTGTTTTCATTGAAAAACATCAATTCACAATTCACTGGATGCTTGATATAATATGGATCGTAGCCATATCTAATAGCATCATTCACAGAAATTTTATGATCCCTAGTAATACCATTTGGATTGGTTTTATTATCCCTAAATCCATAAGTAGCAATCAACGATAAATCAAATAATTCTGGATAATGAAAAACATTAAACGTAAACCAAAATTTAGCTCTACCATCGTGGCTGTATAAATGTTGACAATCATTGCAGTATTTTTGTTGTATTCGATATAACGCTTTAAACCCACAATGTTGACAAGTACAATTGAACAATTTAGAATACGGTGCGTTTGGTTCTACTTGATACTTAAATTTTTTAGATTTACCTGTTTTTCGCTTTTCAATCAATGGCTGATTTTTTATATTCCAAGTGTCTTTTATTTTTTCAATAACTGTCTTATCCCGATATATCATATTGAATGATGCAGAACAGGAGCTATTACAAAAGCTATTAGCTTTTTTATCGTATGGTATAGGTGTTTGGCAATGCTTACATAATTTTGGGTTTTGGTTATATTCAGCAACCTTGATGATTTTTATATCTGCCATTTTCTTAGCATAAGCCGCGCCACCGATATGACTACCATATAGTTTAGCATTTTTGCGATTAGATTCTAAATGTGCTTGACTGATTTTTGTTTTCATGTTATCCTCCAGTTATAAATAGTTTAGTGGGACAGCCCAGTTCCTCTAGGCTGGGTTTCAAGAAATTGCGAGTTTCTTGATTACCACTCTTATTTATCGCTTGACAGAAACATAGCACTAGCTTATAATAAGCACATAACAACGAAACATATATTAAAGCACCCTGTTAGTAGGGTACTAATAATATCCGTCTTGAAAGGTTCAAATCCTTAACCAAAGGTGTACAACTTTGGTATCAATGGCTGTGAGAGTATCAGTGTTCTTTAATATATGGTTAATTATGCCCTTATCGTTTAATGGATAGGACATGGGATTTCTACTCCCAGAATGGAGGTTCGATTCCTTCTAAGGGCGCATATTTTAACAAAATAAAGCGTTTTAAACACGTTTTAACATTAAACCCATCCTACCCTACTGGGTAGCTATTTTTAACACATTTTAAGGCTATTTTAACAATGTTGCATAAACATCGTCAAACGTGCCTGTATAATTCAATAACTTGCTGGAAAATGTGCCGAAATGTATCGAAAAAAATAGCACATTAAAATCAATCAAAATAATTGATTTTAATGATTGACACTGGTTCATTTTATGATAAAATACAATTTCTTTTAACAACTGACACAAGAGCTATAATGACTAAGGTAATAGAAACAGACGAAGAAATCATGGAACGTTTACGGGAACGATTCGAGTTTTTAGAAGATATGACCAGAGCTGTAAAAAGTGGCAAAGTCCGGTCAATGATTGTATCCGGTGCGGCTGGTGTTGGCAAGACCTTTGGTGTTGAAAGGGTTCTAGGCTACCATGATATGTTCGCTACAATCGCCAATGACCAATCATTGAAAAAGTATGAAATTGTCAAGGGTGCAATCGGTGAACTTGGTATGTATAAAAAAATGTACGAATATCGACAACCAAAAAATGTTGTGGTATTCGATGATTGTGATGATGTATTCCAATCAGAACGAAGCTTGAATTTACTGAAAGCGGCATTAGATACCAGTAAGAAACGTATGTTAAGCTGGAACTTTGATAGTCATTCATTGCGTGATGAAGGTATCCCTAATACCTTTGAATTCAAAGGCGGTGTAATCTTTATCACTAATCTTGATTTTCGTCATGTAAGAAGCAAGGCATTAAGAGCGCACTTTGACGCGATTGAAGATAGATCGCATTATTTTGACCTCACCGTTCACTCGCTTAGAGAGCGAAGTTTAAGAATTAAGCAGGTCGTTTCTGATGGTATGCTGGATGATACAGATTTAACCGATGAAGCGAAACAGGCGGTAGTTGATTATGTTCTGGATAACAAAGATAAAATCAAGTTATCACTAAGAACAGTGTCTAAGACAGCCGAATTAGCCGAAGCCTTCCCTGATAGCGATAAGTGGAAAAAAGTCGCTAAAATGACGCTCAGAGAAGTTTAATAACTGAATTCGACAATCATTGTCAATGCTCCGATGATGATTGTCAAATGCCCTGCTCCCATAGCCTACAATGCTCCGTATGGCTTATGGTTGAGCTGATAATAACCCGCTGTGAAGCGGTAAGATAGCCTAACATTACAAATCATTGCTCCGAAATGTAATGTTGATCCGCTATCATCTATACAACCCTTGGTATTATATCACTGCTCCGATATGGTATCAAGGGTTTTTCTTTTTAATCTTTTTGTTTAATAGCATTGATAAATCTGTTCTACTAAGAAATGCAACGTGTTTATTGCAATCGTTACAATGGATTTTTCCATAATGATATGAATTTACCAATTCTATTACTTCTAAGTTATGGTTATCGTGTATTGATGTAAAATCTTTCATAATGTATTTAACCATTGACACAAGCAAATTCTAATTGTAATATGTACCATAACAATCACTATTGGAGTCTTAAATGAATAAAACATTACAATCATTGGTAAGCGGTATCATCAATGCTGATAAAGCAACCAGACATGACGAGATTGATGTAATGCTTAATTTTTGTATGTTCAACTTAAAAGCACCAGACAAAAATGATGTTGACAAGTTAAAACCAATCTGCGATGATGTACGAAATAACGGTGATAATTGGACATCATCACAATGGGAAAATCAATTCAATACCATGAAAGAAGAAGTCCAACCGATTGCTATTATTAAGTATCTGGTATCAGCTAAAAAAGTCGAGATTGACCCAAGTAAGATACCATCACGAACTACTAAGGCGTTCCGTAGTCGTTATGGCTTTTTATTTGAAAATGCTATTGACAATCATAACCAATAGGTTATAATGAACACAACTTAAACATCACGGAGCATTAAATGTTATCATTCAAATTACACGGTAATATCTTAGAAGTAATCGAAACACTGCCAAGTTGGAGAGCTACCAAGGTTACTTATTGGTATTATGACATAAACACTTGGAGAGTTTCAAGTACGGGTAAACAAGGTTCACCAATTGATAGAGATATGACGCAATCAGCTATTGATTGGGTTATAAAGCATTACTTCCCAAAAGTAGGCTTGACATCTGAACTAACTGCTGTATAATCATATTTTTTTTAAGGAACAAACACAATGACACAACAAATCACTTGGGATACCTTTATCCAACAATATAAACCAGTTAAAAACCACGTTGATAACAATGCCAGTTATGATGGTTTAATGTTTGAAACCTACGGTGAAGAATTAGAAGCCGTACAACAAGCATCTAAAAACAACCCTGACACTGTCTGGACTGTCATGGCTGATACCGGCAATGTTGATGTTACCAGTGGTTTTCATATTGTCAACCGTTTAGGTTATATCATTACCGAAGTCCCTGCCAATGGCTTTATCGATGTAATCAATGAAGATTACAATGAAGTCAAGGATTTTTATAGCCACCAATGCCCATCATGTGAAGCATGGATTGAAGGCGAACCCGAAGTTGGTGATTCATGCGATTGTGGTTTTGTTTTTGACCTAGAAGATTACGAAGTCGAATAAAGTTATTGACACCTATCTGGGGCTATGTAATAATAGGCACTTCTTAAACATTCGGAGCAAACAACATGGCAACACATTCAACAATCGCAATCGAACTAAAAGATGGTACAGTTAAACAGGTGTACTCGCACTGGGATAATTACTTGGCACATAATGGTGCAATCTTACTTGAACATTATTCCGACCCTGTGAAACTCGAAGAACTAATCGCATTGGGTGATATTAGTAACCTAGCAAAATCAGTCGGTGAAAAGCATCCATTTTCAAGTCTTGATTGTGCTATGGATGATGACCAGTATCAAGAACTGTACGGTGATATGACGACCTTCTACGGGCGTGACCGTGATGAAAACAATACCGATGCCAGAACCTTTGATAACTTTGAAATGTATCGTCTATCAGCGGAATTTGAAGAATATGATTACATCTTACGCAATGATGGTCAATGGTATGTTAGCTTTGGCAATCGCATTTTCCGTGAACTCAATGAAGAAATGGTAGCAACCGAAGATTAAAAACCTTGACACCTATCTAGGGCTATGTAATAATAGCCCTATCTTAAACACTAACGGAGCAAATATCATGGGTTATTATGTCAGAATCGTAAAATCAACCGCAGTCATTCCAGCAGAAAATAAAGAAACTGTCCTACAAATCTGGAAAGACCTAAACAAGCCAGAAAACAACCATCTTAAAAATGGTGGTGGCTGGACTGGTGGCGTAAAAACAAAACATTGGTACTCTTGGATGGATGCCGATTATGACAAAACCTGTAATTCAGTTGAAGAAATCCTAGCACAAATGGGGTTCGATTGTACCTTACATGGCAACGGTGATGTATCCATCGATGATTACGATAGCAAGACCGGACAAGAAGAACTGTTCTTAAATGCAGTCGACAACCTAATAACAGGTAAAATTAAATGGATGGGTGAAGAAGGCGAAAGCTGGACTACTCATTTTAAAGGTGATGATGTTATCAATGGCGAAGTAATAAGAAAATCAATTGCATTTATGGCTTGACACCTATCTAGGGCTATGTAATAATAGCCCTATCTTAAACACACCGGAGCAAATCAAATGACAGAATTAACAGTTTACCACGTTGCAAGCAGTTCAGAATGGGATTCAGCACCCTATTACTATCACGGCAATAAATCATTCTATGACCCTATCGTAGAAAAGGCTACCAAGGCACTTCAAGAAGCAGGTGGCGATTATATGGTTTTCTACTGGGTAGATGAAGTCGCTGACGCAATTTTTCTAAAACCTGCCGAAGATAATGAAACAATTATACTAACGGCTGGTCGCTACGAATGTTCAGAATTTACATCAGATGACTGCGAAATCAACTGGCAAGGCGCAAACCTGAAAGTCTATAACGATGGTCGTATTCAATTGTTCTGGGATTCAAAACACACCGATGAGAAGTTATGGTGCGATTTTGATGTAGTAACCGAAGATTAAAACCTTGACACCTATCTAGGGGTATGTAATAATACCCCTATACCAACTAAGGAGCAACCCAAATGTCAATCGACTTCACTGTAAAAGTAAAAATACCACAACATATCAATACACAATCACAAGAGTTTCAAACTAGACTCTTTGAAGCAGTACGGAAATCAACATATAGCGATTTACACGGTGACTGTATTACCGTTGAATTTGAAGACTATTCCAATGCCATTAAAGGCGAAATGGCATTAAATGAAATCATCGAATACTTCAATAATATCAACAAAGAACCACTAAGCCAAGAACAATACCTATATCATGTAGGTCAACAATGCCCTAATTGCATCAGTAAAGACATTAACAAAAATCAATCTGTGATACTCGATTTTAACCTTGTATACCAAGCTTGCAAATGTAATGAGTGTGGCGCAACTTGGGAAGATACCTATCAACTAATCAACTATTCAGCACTTAAAACAAATTCTTGACATAAAGATAGGGCTATGTAATAATACCCCTATACCATCTAAGGAGCAAACACAATGAACGCACTAGAACTATTCACCATACTAGAACAATTAAAAAATAAACCCATCGACCTGTCAACATTACATCTAACATTTGAAAATAGAGAAAATACATACAATATACAATATCACTATGTCAATGATATTGAAATCATAGTTACATTATAAAGGATTATACAATGAATACAATTCAACTCGAACTTATCAAACAAGAGATGGATAAACTAAACATTACCAATTACTCAACTAGAATAGGTAATAACTGTATCATCGTAAACTATAACAAAACTGAATGCTACTACTTATTCAATAACGATAATCAACTAATCAATGTAGTATTCGACTAAATTTATTAAACATTCCCTTATTTTTTGGTATTACTTCATTCCAGCTACTTACAATGGAATACAAGGGCGTTGGTTCGTATGGCGTAATACTCCCTATTACATTGTACGTTATATCGCAATGGAAAAATATAGAAACCCAACCGCCTCATATAATCAAGGTTTAAAATGGCTGGTCGATATGGCTATCCATGAATGTAAAATAAGAAAAACTTTTCTTTTTTAAAGCATAAACACGACTATGAAAGAACTAATCGAACATATCTTAGTCTTCACCATCATAATCACCATAGCATCCATTTGCTTCTTTATCCTAATTTACCCATTAGGCGCTATCGATTGCCATAATAAATGGGATAACAAATTTCAACCTAACTAAGAACTAATAGGCGGTTGCTTAGTTAAAATCGATAACAAATATGTACCAGCATCAACCGTTAAATTTATTCAATAACCAGAATGATTAACCAATATACCTATTTCCATTAGACCAATTATCAATAGCCCATAATGGTTGAAAATTAGTATAATGATTTAAAGCTAAAACCTCAGCTTCATTTAATCCATAACTAACTGGTACGATGTGGTCAAGATGCCATTCACCGTGATTATCCCAAGTCATACCTTCTAAAAATTGGCTTTCTATATGACGCTTGAAATCATCATAACTACACCCCAATATCTCATAGGTTCTGGACTTTTTAGTATAATTATTCTTTCTTAATTTTAAACCTATGTGTGATCGAATTGATGTTCTTAACTTGAATAATGGATCAGTTTCTCGTTTAGTTTTTATTTTCGCGTTAAGTTTTTCTTTATTTTTATGATAGTATTGTAGAGTGTATTCGTGCTTCTTTTCTTTATTATTATTGTAATATGTTTTAACACGCAATCTATTACACTCTTTACATTGGCTACCATATCCAGATTTTCTAGTCTTATTTTTAGGAAATTCACTTATAGATTTGGTTGTATTACATTTAGTACAATGCTTAGTTTGAATGGTATAAATATCCATGCTGGTGTCCTCTGTTGACATTAGAATAGGTGGGTATCCCCATACCGCGACCTATATCTTTATTTATCATCAGAATGCTAGCTGTGTATAGGGTATTATACACGCTCAAGTAGGCGTACATAGGGTATGTCATAATAATCAATGCTTGGGGATAAACCTGTGTGTAAGTTGTTGATAAGTCCCTATTTGCTTGTGTATAACTCTCAAGAAGGAGTATCTATTTTAACCACACCAATTTTCACAATAACAAACCTTTTATTATACTATTTTAGCAATTTTTTGTCAACCTTTATCGACACAATAGAAGCACGTTTATGACATAATGTCAACAGTAAAAATATGCTTGACATGTAGGAATGCTAGCTGTATAATGTAGTGATTATTGATTAGGAGTGCGTTATGAGTAGTATAGATGAGTTATACACAAATCCTGCGAACACGCCACCTGTGTATAATGGTGTTATAAAGAAAGTTGAGAAGAATGTAAAGGCAGTTAAGACTATCAAGCATAGTCAAGATGATTACATTAAGAAGCACATTGAAGTCATAGCTCCGGTACAATATACCGATCAATTACCGATTGAAACGACCATAATTGTATATGCAATGATGGGATTGGTCTTGTTTAGTTTACTATGGGACGGCTATTGTGTGGTAAAGCACAGTTATTGTGGTATTAAAAACCTATTGACAGGCTAGAATGCTAGCTGTAATATGTGATAATATGATAAATAAATATGTAATGGAGAGAAATCAGACAACCATTCACGCACACAAGTAAGTCGTGGTACATAATGGATAGAAGATTGATTGAAGTTATATCAAGGCAATTATAGGCATCAGAGTGGAGCTGACCATAGAAACAGGACATGACAATTAGAATTTTCTAAAATAACTTCCTTAATTGGAGGCTTTTCTTTGTCTGGCGAATAGTAAATTTATTTGACAATTGATTTAGAAAATGCTATGATGACATCATTCTAATACGGGGCAGAATTATGGCGATGTTTCAAGATCGTGGAGTAGTTTTAGGTGAGTTTCAAGAGAAGGAATTTGGCAAGTATTTTGAGTTTAGACTAGCAGAGCCGGATAGTTGGGGAGCTATTGCTAGTTTTCCATATTGTATTGCTGTTGGTTGTTTGGGTGAAACCAGATATGCCAAGGTTTTAAAAACTGTTGCTTATGTGGTAGTGGATCAAGATTCCAATGGAGATCCAATTGTTGAAAAGTGGTCGATCAAGTTATTATGGAAACAAGATTTGACAGTGCGAAATAAAACTGCTATGATGACACCATCTTAAACAGGAGCGGTTATGAGAGCAAATTGGGATTTAACGGGAAGAATGATTAGTGGTAGTTATCATGGTATTCAATATCGAGGTATTATCGAATCGACACGAGTTTGTTATGGCACTGACTTGGTTTTTAGAGTACAGTTATTAGACCATATCGAGGTCTTTGGTGAATGGCGTTCTGTTATTTTAGTTCAGCAAGATGCCGATAAAGAGAACTATGTTCTTGACAAGTAGCAATGCTAGCTGTATAATGCCATCATATTATTAAGGAGCAACCAATGACACCATCAGAATTGAAGTATAAAATTTTAGAAGTGAATCCAGACAGCCATTTTTTTGATCGTAAGGCAATGAAGTTCTTTGGTGATACCATGCGTAATTATGGTGTTCGCAGTGCTAATGTCAAGATTTTTGATGGAACTATTGTTGAGTGTTGGGAACTGTACCGGAAGAAACCAGTAAATAATGGGTTGACAACGAGTCATTATATTAGTAAGATTACCTTTAAACGAGTTTTTGGGATAGACTAATGGGCTGGTGGGTTATAAAGGTATTTAATGGTTATAGCAATCAATCATTTGAGCGATATGGGACTTATGATTATGTTGCTAATATTTGTGTTAATTATCCACCAAGTTATATTTGGTCAATTGAACCGCGTAAATAAAAACGCTTGACGGGCTAGAATGCTAGCTGTATAATGTGCCATATCAACTATCACGGAGCAAGTAATATGACTATTAACGAATTAAGAAAAGAATTGAAAGCCATTGGTTTTAAAGTTAAGTTAGAACGTATGTCATTTGGTAGGGTGGCGACCTTTACCAACTTGGATGGGAAATCACTTCCATCGATATTCTTTAGTTTAGAAGATCGCGAACCTTGGCAGCCTTTGATTGATTATCGTATTAACAATGATAGCAGATTGAAAGAATTAAGGGAAGCAGATTTAATTGGTGGTTTACTGATTAGATAATGCTTGACGGCACATTATGCTAGCTGTATAATGTGCCATATCAACTAACAACGGAGCAGGTATGAAAATCGTAGAATTCTTGGGTTTCTTAATCATTGCTGAAAAATTCCCAACAAGCAAATTTCTTTCCTTTGAAAGGAAAGGTGAAACATATCTTCAATTTAGTATTATTGAAGGTGATTTTTGCATTTCAATTTATCGTTCAAAAACAAGCCAATATGAAATTGGTGTTAATAAGAATGGGTTTTATGCTCAGGTAGCTTGTTAAAAAAACTATTTGACAATGATGATTGATGGTGTATAATTCAATCATCAACTAACAACGGAGCAAATAAAATGTATTATCTTTTCAGTGATGATGAAGTTTGGCATCGTGAAATCACGGCTACATCATGGCGATCCGCTATAAAACAAGCAAAGGATTGGTTTTCGATCAAAGGCAAAGTTCGTTGTATCAATCACGTTGGTAATGTCAAGAAATTTTTATTGATTGGTTCTGACTATATGTTTGAACTGCGAGAAGTCGAATGAAAATCATTGAGTTTATAAAAAATGCCTTTAATGAAGGTCGAAGACAAATCCCACCAGAACAATTTTGGAAATAATTTGACAATCGACGATAATCTGTTAGAATGATGTTTTATTCAATTGGAGCTAAAAAATGGTTAAAATAGTTTATGCACTTGGGCAGTGGTATTGGTCAACTGACGGGATCGATTGGTATTCAAGTAAAGACCGGAACTTTGAAATTTAATTTGACAATGGTGATTGATGGTGTATAATTCAATCATCAACTAACAACGGAGCAAAAACGATGATCGCTTGGAATGTTTATTTGCATGGTCGATTGATCAATACAGTTTTTTATTTACCGTCAGCTAATCAAGCTGATGTGCGAGAAGGCTTGATTGACCATGATGGCTATAATCCATCGATCAAGGTTTATCGAAGATCAAAATAAAAGCTTGACCGATTAAAAAAGAGCCGTTATAATGGCGGCTCATTCAATCAATAACGGAGCAATAAAAATGAACGCAACAACAAAATCAAGAGTTTATAAAGGTCGTTGTGGATGGACAATGGAAACATCAGTTGAACTGGGTAACAACCGCCAATTAAATGTCTTGACAATGAAACGCCATAATGGTGATCTTGTAACTTCTGCGAGTGTTGGGATACATGACGGGGATTTTATTAGCCACCGTGTACATCAAGATTTTTCAAAACGCCTAATGAGTGAAAAGGTGCGAGTAACCGAAAACCGTGTTATTTTACAACACAAATCAGCAATTGAAAACCTTGATGATTTGATTGCCGAAGCAAACGAATTCTACTGTACCGAAACAGCATAAAAAAGCTTGACCGATTAAAAAAGAGCCGTTATAATGGCGGCTCATTCAATCAATAACCACGGAGCAATAAAAATGATTACTGAAAACCATATCGAAAACTACTTGAACGTCATTAAAACCAGTTATGCTGAATTTCATGCGCGTATGGGTTTTTCTAGCGATGGTAATTCAATTCAGCGATTCAATGATAGTGTTCGAGTTGATAACGGTAAATCTTACCTGAAAGTGATTAAAGATGGAACTGTTCATAGTTTCATTGTAAAGGCCGACAGTGGCAAATTCAAGGCTGGTGATGTATTAAAGGCCGCCAGTTGGAAAGCCCCAGCCAAAAACTTCGCCCGTGGTAATATCATCACTGGTGAATTGTCACAAATTAGCTGGTCGATGTAAAAAAGTATTTGACAGGCACGTTATAAAACCCTATAATGTGCCTTTATTCACTAAGTACGGAGCAAAAAACAATGACATTCACAGATCAAATAGAATCAAGTTTCAAAAACCAGTTCCCAAAAGGCTACGTTCGTGCGAAGCTTGATAAAGGTTTAAGTGGGTATCAGTACCATATCGCGATTGGCTTGATCGGTGACTTGAATGATGTATCACAAAAGATACGCCAAAATGATCCGATGTTCCACCAGTGGCTTATTTTCCTAGATGGTGATAAAATGGAAGCCAGCTTCTTACAGGGCGGTTTAGACTTACATCCTGATCATGGCTCATATCTTGCCATTAAACGCCTTAAAACAGGGTTTAGACAGTTTACAGGCGACGAGAAAAAAGCTATTAAGGCATTTGATAAGTTTTTTATCAAGTTGAGAAAATTGGTTGATGATAACAAAGACCAGCTTTTTAACTTGGCAATGTATGAAAATTATCTTTAATTGATTGACAGTTAAATCAAGAGCCATTATAATGATGGCTCTTTCAATGATACCGGAGCATAAAATGGAAATAATCGAATTAGCGGTTTGTGATGATTGTATTGCCTTAATTGCAAATGGTGAATTACCAGTTGACAGCACCGAAGAGATCGATTATGCTATTATCGAAGGCACAAAAGATGTTTTCTTTGGTGGTGATGATTTGGGTTTTTCACATAAGCCTTGCGATTGCTGTAAACGCAAACTAGGCGGGGATCGTTATCTGGCTTATAAACCACTTGAAATAGTTGATTTATATTAGTTGACAGTTTAATCAAGAGCCATTATAATGGTGGCTCTTTCAATGATAACGGAGCAATTAAGATGACTAATAGAATTAAATCAGTACCATTTTCAAATGCTAAATCTGGGTTTTTATCAATTCAAAACTATATCCTAGAATTAGGATATAAAAAAGGGACAGTCGAATATAATGATGCTTTCACAACTGAGCTGGCATTTAGACGTAAATTTCAAAGTTATCTTTAAAGCTTGACAGTTTAATCAAGAGCCATTATAATGATGGCTCTTTCAATGAATAATCACGGAGCAATTCAAATGGCATACATGAGCCAAGATAAGAAAAAAGCATTAACACCAGCGATCAAGGCTATATTGAAAAAATATAACCTTAAAGGTTCTATATCGGTTGATAATCATTCTACCTTGTGCGTTACCATTTCAGCGGGTGAAATTGATTTATTACCGGATGGTAATGTTTACGGTTATCAGGATATTAACACCTATTGGATTCACGAACATTATACCGGCATTGCGAAAGAATGTCTGTTAGAATTAAAAGCCGCCATGATGGAAGGCAACCATGATAATTCTGATATTATGTCAGATTACTTTGATGTGGGTTGGTATGTCAGTATTAAGGTTGGCAAGTATGATAAACCTTATAACTATACAGGCAAAATTAAAATCGCTTGACAGTTTAATCAAGAGCCATTATAATGATGGCTCTTTCAATGATACGGAGCAAATCAATGTTCAATGTAATTAAAAAGCTTAAAAACAAGTTGCCAAATGAATTGATCGAAGGCAAATTTCAAGACCGATTGTTTATCAAGACCACTGCGGGAACTGTGCGCGTTTTTAGTGCGGTAGCCTTGCTAAACAATAGCAAGGATATAGATCGATTTTATCCTAATACAACCGCTTGGCAAAGATAAAAAAGCTTGACAGGCACATTATGCTAGCTGTATAATGTGCCTAACTTAACACGGAGCAAAAAAATGTGGTGGTCGTCAGGTTGCGGTACAGTAGAATTGAATATAACAAAACAAGATAGTCAAATTGGCTATCATTCGGGATCATGCGATCATGATATAGCTGAATTGAGAAAAAAGCCAGCTATAAAAAGACAGTTGAATAAACTGGATCGATTAACAGTTGCCATGATCTTAAAAGAATATGGCGCTTGGTCTAATACCGAATTACTAGACCACGATCAAAATTTAAGTCGGCTATTGTGGATGGCTTGTGCGGATATTGTCGAAAGAATGTAAACGGAGCAAAAGAAAATGATTGAATTTATAGCGGTTGTTGTGATAACATTGGGTTTTATTTTTGGTTATGTGTTTTTAACACTTGAACTATTAGACTAAAAAATAAATTGACAGGCACAATATAAAACCCTATAATGTGCCTTTATTCACTAACACGGAGCAAACCCACCATGCTACATAAACAAACACAATCATCACATGGCAACCCACGTTACGCGGTTCATTTTTTGAACCTATTGACCGATAATGAAAGTAATGATAACGATTTATCAATTGGTCAAAAGTATTCATTGGCATTGGAAAGATCAAGGTCAATCGGTGGTAAAAAATACAACAACAAAAAGTTTGGTGGTGGAATTATATTCGAAACATATAATCCAACCAAATTGGAAAACGATATAAAACGATTGACAGCATAAAAAGCTTGACAGGCACAATATAAAACCCTATAATGTGCCTTTATTCATTAACACGGAGCATATAACGTGAATAATCAATTAGTTCAAATCCTACGGGATTGCTGGCAATTTTCAAGTGCTTTAAATAAGCACTTGTTTAAATGGTACACAACCCCAGCAAATCTAACAATATTAGCGGCAACTGATGATACTGGAACGGTGAAGTTTCAAGGGATCAAGTATTATGTGCAATATCAGCACAAAACTGATTTGATCGACATAACAAGAGCATAAAAATAATTTTGACGGTGGCTAGTTTTCTGTTATACTAGCCACTCTTTCAACGATTCACCGGAGTAGTATCATGGCTAGACCAACTAAACAAAACCTTGTAACCATCGAACAAGCGCGTGAAGTATTAAAGCGCCAATTGAATTACATCAACCCAGCGCGTGATGATGCTGATGATCAAATTGCCATGCAAAGGCTTGGTTTAGAAGTGTTACTTCGTGCTATTGCTGATTTACCACTGGAAGACAAAGACGGCTTAGCGGATCAGGTAGAAGGTCGTAACGCTCGATTATACTACTTTGGCGAGTGCGGTAAAGCCTTGATGGTATCACTTGGCATTGATCCTGAATTTGCCTATAAGGTAGCCTTAACAGTTGGCGAACCTTGCCAAAGTGTTGATGATTTTAAAGCCACAAAGGAAGACGAAGAGCTGGAAGGTTATTTTTAAAAAAGCTTGACAACCTAAAATAAGCCGCTATAATAGGCGGCTTATGAAGTTTATTTTTTTCTGGGGGTTTTATGGTTCGTAGATTTGTTGGATTAGTTCAAATTGGTTTCGTGGCTGGCTTGAATGTACCACAACACGGGTTTAAAGTGTTCACAAGTGCTAGGCTTGCGAAAAAAGCGGGCGCTTTTGGTATTCGATCAGTTACCAGAAAACGATCCGATCCGCGCAAAGGAACATCTTGCGCGTTGTATCTATCAGGGCATGGTTCGCCACTGGTTACGATTTAGCAAACACTGATATGCACAAATCGCTTGCGTTATCGTAGGCGATAACGTATAATTGCATTTTTTTTATTGGATAATAAAAATGAGAGAAGTTTCTAATTTCAGTGCGGTTTATCGTCGTGAAACTTGTACCGTTTCATTTGAAATGGATGGCAAACAATGGTCACGAAATTATAATAGGTATCATCCATTGTTCGATCAACCTACCGCAAAAGAAATCGAATGGTTCTTTAATAAAACCGTGCCATACGCAAGCCCCGAGTTATATGGCTGGCAAATTTTAGATAATGCTAGCTGTGCATATTAGCAAACACTGATATGCACATTATCACTTGACATAAATTATACAGGCGTTATAATATGGGCTTACTTAATTACTTGATAGGGGATAGAATGAAAGTTGAAATTGATATTAAAACAGTCTTGATTTTAATTGCCCAAGCTTCCAAGATTGATCATGGAATAATCGCGGCTGATAATACATCAATAGAATTCTTTTGGACACTAGGCGATGATATTGCAAATCGCTTTTGTGCCGATATTGATCGTATTACAGGGATCAAGGCACTAGCTCAAAATAACCCCGAAGGCGGTACAATTGTAACAATCGCTTGACATTAACAAAAGAGCCGCTATAATGACGGCTCACTTGTTTTATTTTTTCTTTTTTATAGGGGTTTTAATCATGGCACAATCAATCTATCAAGAGCAAGGTTTTGAAAGCCGCAAAGACTATTTAAACAGTCTAGCCGATGATTTTGGCGTGGATGTTCAAAAAGTCTACTCATTGGCTAGTATGCTGGGATCAAGCGAAGACTTTGATGGCCTTGTTACAAGTCTGGAAGATATGGCAGAATACTAAATGAGAATCATTCGCATTTGTATCAGATACAAATGCGAATGATTCACAACAATGTTCCACGCTAATGATAATCGTTCTCATTTGTATTGGTGAATGATAATCGTTCTCATTTGTATTTGATAATGATTATCATTTGTATTTGTATTTGAGAATCATTAGCAAACGTCATTATTTGTCGTTAGTTTTCTGGTTTTCTGTTCAATCGTACAGGATCAGATATAAAAGGCGATTAAAGCCAATCTTAGGCGATTTGAGCGGGTTTTGTTGTTTAGTAATGCCATTGGATACCCTAAGCGGGTTTCGTGCCTTATACGCGATTTTTTAAAATCCAGCGTAGGCATTAACGCGCTTAAAAATAATTGAAAATAAAACTTGATTTAATTTTTTAAGCTGGTAGAATTTAAAGCCTACCCAGTCGGGTGCGCTCTTTAAAAATTAGGATTATTTTTTCCCGCGCGGTTTTTTACGCGCGGTTTATCTTTTACTTTACTTTATAAAAAAGGATTAAAAACAATGGCAAAAATAACTAAAGCACAGCTTGAAATTAAAGCGTTAGAGTTATTAGCTTTAAATGCACAGATTAAACAACTTTCAGTAGAAGCTGAAAGCTTGAAATCGTTTTTTAAGCAAAACGGTAGTTTTCTGGGAAAAACTGTAGCGATTACAGTTTCGCAATCATCAAGACAGACTATAAAAAGTGATATGGTTCGTGAACTGTATCCCGAAATCGCGCTTGAATGTACTGTGACGAGTGAAGTCGTTACAGTTTCGGCTAAAAAGCTGAAATAATATAAATTGGCTGGATATAATGATTATATCCAGCCTTCAATAAACTATATCAAAGAGGGATTAAAATGAATATATGTCGTGTTTTATTTTTTATTATAATCAATGCTTTACCATTGATTATCCTTATTATGTTCATCATTGGTGGGCTTGAACATAATCATAATCATATTATTTGAGTATATCCCCCTCGATATATTCAAGATAAACTAATATGTTTTGAATATATCGAGGGGGGGGGTGGGGTGTATATTATATTATTATGTTGGCAATATGTTGTCGCGTAATAATATAATATATTTTTTTATTTTTTCTTGACAAAAATAAAAAAATCTGATAGGGGGGGGTGGGGTGTATTATGCAAAAATCGTGCCAACTTTGCGCGGGTGCGTGAAAATTATTTTTGTCAAGAAAAATAATTTTTATTTTTTAAAAAAAATTCTTGACAAGGGGGTGGGGGGTGGTGTATAATTTGAAGTTTTGAAAAAAAATTTTGCCGAGCCGTGCAAAAACTTTTTTATTTTCTTTTTTATTTTCTTTTTTATTTTCTTTTTTATTTTCTTTTTTATTTTCTTTTTTATTTTCTGTTCTAAAAAGACCCTTATATGTTGGAAAACAAGCCCCTTCGCCGGAAAGTACCTCACCCCAACTTTTGCTAGGACTCAGATTTTTCACTGTGATTTGAAAATTTGTCTGGACCCTATTAACTCTGATAGATATTCATATGAATATGGAAATAGTACAGGGGGTAAAAGAAATTGCCCCTTAAAGAAAAGGGGTTTCAAAAATTTCCGGGAAAAAAATTTTTCTATTGTAATTGGAAATTTTGGGATAATCTGGAATCAACGATAGATTTATATATAGGATGGTTTATAACTTCATCTGTTAGTTTATCACCTTTAATGATATTATCCATTGCCCATAAAGGTCTTAAATTGGTATAATGGTTTATTAGTATTATTTCTTCTTCTGTAATCCCGAATGATATTGGAACTATATGGTCTATATGCCATTCATTTCTATTATCCCATGACATTCCTTCGACAAATTGTGTTTCTATATAGGTTGAGAAATCGTCAAATGTACACCCTAATATAGTATATGTTTTAGATCGTTTAGTATACCCATTCGTCAGTAAGCACTTTCCAATAATTGTACGTATATCGCGTTTCAATTTGAACAATGGGTTTTTCTTACATTGTTCTCTGGAATAGAGCCGCATATAGTTTTTAATTTTTTCTTTTCTATTAGGGATATTAGCAATAGTTTGTTCTCTACGTTTTTGTTTACGTTCTAGTATAGAATTGTTATTACACTCTATACAGGTGGTTTTATAACCATCTTTAATTTCATTGGTTTTATTAAAATATATAAATGGTTTATCCACGTTGCAAACCTTGCATATCTTTGATGTTTTATTATTGAGTGTTATTTTTTTCTCTAATAGTTTTTTCTCTTTAAGTTTTGTATAATACTCACGTTGGTAGATATCATCACACTGTTTGCATCGAATTTTAATGCCATCGGTACTGCTATTATCTTTATAGAATTCTGTGTTAGGTTTAGTGGTATTGCATTTATAACAATGCTTATGAGTTGGTTGATAAATATTCACGTTGATACTCCTTGTAAGTATTAAAGTAGTTGGGAATTGGCGTTTCGTGAACTACAATCATATTTATCTTCCCTAAAACGCAAGTCCTCTAAATCGTTAAGTACCTTGGTCGATTTTTTTGCGGGGAAAAATTTTTCTTTGTGTATTGGAAAAAATGTATGGAACCTGTATAACGCTCTGATACCTTGTGTAGTATGAGAGCGTTAATGGGGTTGTTATGATTTTGGTTGGTTATAGGTATATTGAGATTTTGGTATTTGTTTAAATTTTGCGAATTTACCGTTCTTTCTAACGCCGCCTGAGATTTGGTTTTGTGTACCTGCGTTACGTTGATTGATAGCGATATCTGTACCGTTATTAAAGCTATTGCTTGGAGTTGTGGATTGTGAACCGGTATTATGTTTAAGTTCCCAATCTCTACCTGCTTTATGTCCTGAGCAGTCTTGTGTACAAGGTCTACCGAAGTAGGTAAGTTGTTCTAGAATTTCTTTATCTATTAGATCTGTGATTTTCATTTTGTTATCCTAGTAGTGGGTCGGTTATAACTATTTGATTTTTTCTAATCATTAGGTTACCGTGGTGTAGATCGACTGAGAAACCTGAGTTAACGATATCGTCTAGTACTTCGATCATATCTGGGAAGACACGTTTAAGAGTAGTAATGACTTCTGGTGTTAGGTCTTCTTTTGAGTCTATACTGGTGATTATCCCGATGAGTGGATTCATTTTTAGGTTATGTGGTAGTTCTTGAAGTTTTTCTATTCTGACCAGGTAAGCGTTTCCCAGGAATGAATCTTGTGTAATTCTGAGTGGGTTACCTTTTACTTTTGGTACGTGTGGATTATTTTGGTGTTGTTTTGCGTAGTTAAAGTAGTGTAGGTAGCCGTTATCGTCGTTAAAGATTTTGAATACCCATGGGTAGTTTGGGTGTTCGAAAGCCAGTCCTGAGACACCTGGGTTTCCAAGTTGATGGAAGCCTTGTTCTTGGATATAGGTTGAGAATAGTTCTAATTTTTGTTTAACTGTTAGTCGATAGTTTTTGAATATTTCCACAGCTTTTTGGTAGTGTGGGTCATTTTTATAACCGGTAAGTTCTCTAAGTTTCATAATATTATTTAGTATAACCGATTAGGAAAAATGTTTTGTGTTCTGGTTTATTGAATGCTATGGTGAGGTTATCGGAGTTATTGATATATTTCCAATGTTGCATATGGTTACCGATATGGTTATTAAGCCAATCTTCTAGGTGATAGATTTCTGTAAACCAAGATTTTGGGTTATTGATATCGGTTTTAGGCCATTGTATTTTTGCGTGGTATTGAAATTCTTCCATACCATTATTTACATATGGTATGGAAGGGATGTAATATTATTCTGGTAGGTTATTTAACAGGTTTCTAAGTTTAGAGCCGTGAACATTTGCTGTCAGTTTAGGTTCTTCTATGGTTGAGCGTTGTTTAATGCTTTGAAGTAGAGCTGACCCTGCTGATTGTGTAGAAGAGTTTCCGTATTCTGGTTCTTGTTCGCAGTCTGAAATTCTAAGTGAATCTATATTGAATTCCAGGTCGATTTTTTGCCCTACACCTGAAGAGCTACGGGTTTTCATTAATTGTATTTGGTATCTACCGCGTTCGCGCATTGCTCTGGAGGTAAAGATCCCGAATACGTTATCGGCTGTTTGAATTTTAGAAAGACCGCCTGAGATATGGGAGTGGTCGAATTCTACCTCATCTACTGCACAATTATGTGTAAGTATATCATTTGCATAAAATAGTTTATCACCACTTACATTAATATCTATTGTATCTTCTAATCCAATATATTCTATTGATACTATTTCGTCCCATTCGTTTATTTGCTCATTAAAAATTGTATGCATTTATTTATTACCTTTTCTTTATTGTTGTTATAATCTGTTTCCCAAATAACCAGGACTTCATATCCAAGGTTATTAAAGTATTTGTATCTATTGTTATCATTTTCTTGCAATTGTTTAGCTGTTATAGTTTTGTTAAATGGATGTGGACAATCTTCATCTAAAAATAATGTAGGATTTCCATGAAAAACATCACCATTAAATTCAACAATTTTACCATTATAAAATAAGTCTGGACATACCAATGCTTGGTCGATCCATTCGTTTGTTTTTACTATCCATTTAAGTTCATTAGGGCCATAATAATGCAAATCTGTTATTGTTTCTTTTATAGAATTAAAAAACATATAACTCATTTCTGAATAATAACTATATGTTTTTTTACTAGCAACAGTTTTCATTTTATGTTTATGTTCACCATATTTTACTAGTCCATCTATTTCACCATGTTTTTTTATAAAATAGTTTATACTAGAATGATCTTTATTTTCTCTACATCTAATTGGACCATCTATTGGCCCATATTGTTCTATATAATATTGCTTTGAGACCTTATATCGTTGTGAATTTATTTTTTTTAAATATCGCTCAGTTCCTTCCACGTCTCCGTGCAAATTTTTATAATAGTTCAAGTTGTACGTTGGATAAACATGGCCATTATCACGTTTATTTTGATATGTTGTTTTTCTATTTGTTAGATATTCATTCCATTTTTGTGTTCCAATTTCTATGCCATATCTTTCAATATATGCACCAATGCAAGCACTTTTTTTATATCCAATTTGTTTTGCACGTTCTTCACCAAATGTGTGTATCAATCGTTCTTTATTAACTGTCGTTGCTTTAGTTTTTTTATTAAATAATTCTATACCCAGTAATTCACCAAATCTAATTATATATGACTTTATACTGGATGAATCTTTACCCAATAATAATATTTTATCATAATTTTCCACCAATATGTTTAATGGGTACTCATGCTTTATATATTGTTGAATTTTAGTAATCAACCATTGACGTTTTGATTCTTCAAATTCTATTGAGTTAATCATATCAATTTGTTGATGTGTTAAATTTAATTTTTTTAATGCTTTAGTGGTATTATATATAGTATTCATCTATTTTCCTTGATTACTATTATTTATCACTGCAACTCAAAATATACATTATTTTTTAATAATTAATTTAGAACCTATCTTTAATCCAGATTCAAGCGATTGCAATCCAGCACTGGTTGGAAATTTATGTTTAGCACTGCATTTTATTTTTTTTCCAGATTTGGTGGTAATTTCAAACACCGGTTATTTTACAATAGGCAATACTTCTAGAACTTGCACCGATTCGGTATTAGATGTTATAAAATCGCCAACCTGTATTTTATCAATAGTAGTTATTTTTCCGTTAACTTCTATGTTAGTAGATAAAGAAAGACATCTATTAAGCTGACTAGCAGTAACGAATATACAATTTTTTTCCATAGCCAGGTTTCTAAGTTCTTCTGATACGAATTTATCTTTAATAAAGAGATCAGCTGGGCTAATTTTTTTAGATATAGGCATTAATAGGTCTAGGTAATCTACTAGTAGTACATCTACTTTTTGTCCGATTTTAATTTCGTATTCTTTCAGGTATGCTCTGATATCGTTAGCGGTTTTACCTGATGGCATGTATTTTACTTGAAGGCTACCTGCTTTTTTCTGAAGTATTTTAACTTTCATTTCTACTTCGTCTAATTGTTTGAATACATCTTTGGTAGCTACTCCGGTCATCATTGAGTCGATCCTCATTGACACCAGTTCTTCAGAAAGTTCGAATGTAAGGTAGATTACATTAAGTCCTTGCATAGCCCAGTTAACACCCAGGTTAGCTAGGAATAGAGATTTACCTGCGCCTGAGCCACCAGCGAATATATTAAGTTCACCTCGATTCATACCGCCGAAAAGTTTATCATCTACTGCTTTCCATCCGGTAGATATTTGTCCATTTTTATCTTTGATTTTCATAAGTCTATTTCTAGGACTTTCAAAGTAATCGGTTCCTAGGTCTTTTTGTAGACCTATTTGGACGGCTTTTTTAACTCTATCTTCTACTGTGCCGTATTCGCCTTTTTCTAGATCGTCGGCTGATTCTAGGATTGCGCGTTCTAGTCCTTTATGTCTAGTGAAGGTCTCGAATTCTTCGAGTAGCCAATCGTAGTTTGCTTCTTGTAGGTTTTCTGGATATTTGAATGACACCCCGGTAGCGGCGTTAATTATATCGTAGGTTGGCATAACTCCGTATTCTTCAACATGGGTGTTGAGAAATTGTGCTGCTACTTGTAATTTTCTATCGAAGAGTGTATGGTCGAATATTGACTGGCATCTTACGAATGTAGATGCATCCGACATCATCATTTCTAGGTAAAGTTTTTGTATATCATATCCATAATCTATATTTTTTTTCATGTTCCCTCATTATTGTTGTGAGCATCCTTGCTCTTAGTTAAAAACTTATTACCAATTAACTGGTAATAAAATTTATATCTCTTTAAACCATTGTTTTTCCCTTAATTGTATTTTAAGGGGATTTGATTGAATTGATTGTACTATCAAGTACAAGGTAGCGAGTCGTCCTAATTTTACTACACAATCATTGACATCTTTTATTCCGTCTGGATAATCTGGCATGGAGACTGACCATCCATATTCCAGTGCTTGTTTTACAACTTTTTGTCCTGCTTTATCTCTATCTGGTACTAATACAATTTGTTTATGTATTTGTTGTAGTAAGTAATTTTGTTGATCTTTGATTTCGGATCCAAGTAATGCACATCCATCTATACTAATGGCATCTAGTGGGCCTTCACAAACTATGATAAATTTTCTATCATCATGTTGTTTATCTAGGTTGAATACATAGCCGGGTTGTTGTTCAGATAGATATCTTGTCTTATCTTCATTTACTGCCCTAGCTGTATACCCTACTATTTTATTTTGATAATAGAATGGTATAATTAAACGATTATTAAATCCTGGTCTAGGAGTCCAATAAAAGTTATAATCTTCTAGGTATAATCCTCTATTATTAAGATAAGTTAAAACTGGTAGTAATTTTTCTGGTACGTTATTGATATAACTTACAATTGGTTGAGCATCTAATGGTAATACTCTATTGTCGAACTTTGGAATTATTTGATTATCCAAAGTCATGGTTTGTTCATTAAGTAATTTTATTGCTTCAAAACTTAGTTTAGTTATGGTATCATCATTGATACCAAGGTGTCGCATGAAAGCTTTCATGTTTTTACTAAGTTGTCTGCCAGGTTGCCAACTTGCTTTGAATCCGCAATGAAAGCAATGATAGGTCACCGCATCTCCTTCATTAACGATGAATCCACCGCGTTGTCTTTTATCTGCACAGCATACTGCATTAAAACTTATCCACCCACTTGGGGTTTGTTTACGTTTTGCTGGTAGGTATAAATGTAATGTTTCTGGTATTAGGCTCATAAAGCCTATTATACTATGAAACTATGATCTTGTCAATAGTTCCAGAAAAATTAGCGCCGGTTAAAGCAGGATAAAAATTTCCATTATCTACTGCAGTTCCAATCCAAGTCACATGAGCAATAGAACTAATAGTATAACTTGAAGGAGCGGTTGAGCTCACACCATCAACTGCGGTAACGGTTATAATAAGATCATTTATTCCATCAATTCCACCAAGTTGTGATCCTGGTACTTTTATAATTGAGCCAACTGTATAACCAGTTCCAGAATTATGAATTGCAACGGTATATATAGTCCCTGATTGTCTTATATCAAATGAGGCACCTACACCATTAACGGATGGGGATTGGTATGATACTCTGAAGTATTCATAATTTCCTACTGGTATATTGGAACCAAATGGTATCACACCGGTATATAATCCATCTGCCGATGATTGATTCCATGCACCAAATGGTTTACCGGCTGATTGAAATGCTTGTAGGTTGATAGTACTATTGGTAGTTGCATCCAACCAAATAGAACCTGCAAAGTTGGTTACATAAATATCAAAACTCAAGTATTCTGTTGGTACAGCTTCATAAAATTTACAAGGGATAGCACTTGAATGGTAAATTGGTACTCCTTTTAAATCTATTTCAGCAGTGAATGTGTTATAAGTTTTTTCAGGTCTTATATTTGGCATTGCATTGCCTACTAGTTCTATGGTACCAACTGCTCCAAATCTAGCATCTGCATATAGTAGGACATCTTTCCCATTTTTAATTGCAGAAACACTATATTTTAGATATTGATTATCTAGGTCTGCTAAATCATCTTGTGGAATAGTTACACTTGCTATACCTTTAAGTGCGGTGGGTGTTACGTCATATGGACTATTAGTTAATTCATATCCGCTTGCGTCCATTACATTAAGTTTGATTTGGCTTATAGAAGTTAAATCTATTCTTTTTTGATCAGCATTTTTGATATCGAATTCAATCGTATTGTCGATTCCGTTATAAATTTTTACATTTCTTTGATACACGTTTGTAAACTCCACATTGAATCCTGCAAGATCAGCAAGTAATACTATTCTATTAGGGTATAAATAACTTGATATTTTTTGCATCTAGCAACATCCTTATAATTAATGTATTTATCGGAAATGTTATGATAAATATTTGGACTTTTTAAGATAATACAAATGACAACATTAAGAGACAATATAGAACATAATTTACCATTTATCAGTGTAATCACCTATGGTGGTAATGAGTATATCGGGATCATTATAAATCAGGATCAATACGTTACTAGTTTTTATGATTACAACACCATAAAATCCCAAGAGGAAAAAAACTTATTTCTAGAAATTGGAGAAATTTGGTGGTGGGAATCTAATAGACAATTCCCTATTTCTATATTCTGCCGATCCCAATTACAGCCATTCAGTTATGCAGTTAAAACTTTCAATAGTAAAGATACTCGCATAATTTTAGGTCCAGTAGTTAACCTGATGGAATTAACAATTAAGCGAGTAAAACGTAAGTCAATTACTCTTGTTAGAAAATCTAAGTAAAGTTTTTATATATTAAATTCTGAAATACTAAATCAAAAATCACACGCTATAATGTTAATAAGCCAGATTCTAATTGTTCACATAATAAGTTCATCTGTACTATTACTACCATCGCGTAACTAAGCGAATGTGCCTTTTTGAAATAATACCCGACATTAGCAGGTTTTTCCCATACTTCGGTCATTATCGTCGGCCAATCTTTCCCAATCAGATAGCGTTTCGCTGGTCTGATCATTGCTAGGACGGCAGCTAATTGTTCCACTGAAGTCGGCAATGTCTGTCTCAGAATATCGCCGTGTCCGTTCAAATGAAATAACAGATTCACAAACTCGTCTTTTTCTAAAAGTTCCCATAGTGGTTCGGTCTCCATCAAAGAAATTAAATGGTCATTATCACGAATGCCATTATACACATTTACATTCAAGAAATCAATCTTGAAATACCCTCGGTTGGTAGCTTCCTTATAATCAATTGTACTAAGATTAGTTATTGGATTATAAGGAATTGTATGAACATACACACCGGTATTGTGTGCTACTAGTTCTGTGTCTGTTTGTCTAGATGCTACAACATGCTTTATTTTTTCTAAAGCATGTTTTCTATCTGCAAAATCAATATCAATATCCATTAGTGTAATACATCTGACTCGAATAACATTAATGGTAGGTATTTTACTAAAAATTCTGCATAGGATTCAGCTTCATATGCTGATTTAAAACCTGTTAATTTAACATATATATCGGTATCGTCTTCTTCTGTTATAAAGACTTGTACATCTAAAGGTATTGCATTATTTTTCATAAGTTTGATTCCTTAACTACTTGTTTAACCATATCGGTATCGGATTGTAATCGTTTAAATTTAACTAACCAAAATTGTGGATCAATGACTGAGCTTATTAACTGCAATTGTTCATCGTTTAATTTTTTTAATAGCTGTTTACCCGTTGTTGAATTTAAAATTAACCATGGACTTACTTTCCCATCTTTGATATCATATGTAGCCCTTGAAAGACTAACATATAAAAAGTAATGATCCCATGATGAGTTGTTATCGTCAGCCCATTTTAACATATGATTTATACTACGCTGTAATGCTGTTTCTACGTTTTCAGATCGTATTAACTCTACTACGTACTTATCATATAATTCATCTCTACACCAATGATCTAATTTAACACCACTTTTAATTACATATTCAATAAAGTGATTCGGATATAACGGGTTTACATTACTGACAAAACTACCAAACTTAACAAATGCATTGTAATATGGGCTTTTTGAAAATTCATCATATGTTTTTTCATGCTTTGCATTTTGAGTTAATTTGTAAAATCGTTGATACGTATCAAATCCAATAACTACATGTTTTTCAGTCTGAGCAAGTGCTCTACGTTTTGGTTCACATACATGAATAAATAATGTATGTGGTTTTTTAAATACTTTATTACAATATAAGCACTTATTTTCAGAGGAAGTTTCCATATGTTTTTTATCTTCATTATGCATTAAATAAATTACTAAGTAAATAACATTATTTTAATATTTTATGTATTTCGGTGTCTGAAAATCCACATTCGATTGCTAGTTCTTTAATTTCTTTATTACTCATTATACTAGCCATCAATTCAATTTCATCCATTTTTTTGTTTTTGTAAACATCTGCCAAGAATTTTACTTTCTTGTTATCATTATTTTCTTTCTTTTTGTTTCCAATCCATTCATGATAAAATGTTGTTTTTTTATCATAACTACAAATACACAATAAAAACCATAAAAGTTTTGGATGTTTTTGTATTACATTCCAATTTTTATTATAAAATTCATTCACAGATAGTACATAATGTTCCTGTACTTCTTTATTTTTTATTTTTACATTACTGATGTATCTGTTTAGGTTCCACAAATCACCGATGATATCTTTACGACCATCATCGGTTGATGCATCCCATAATTCCATTATTGCTAAATCAACGGCTGGTATCATGTCTTTAAACAAATCTACGTGTGCATTCTTTCCCATGTATGTCCCTATTATATTATGTTTATGTTAACTTATCAAGGTGAATTATTTCGCTCTGTCTTGATACTTCTTTTACGAAGTATGCACATGGTGGTTTAGAACCAGTCGTTAGTGGTGTTGATAGTAGCTGACCATTCTTCATTTTTGGAAAATACCATTTTACAT